TTGCTAATATTACAGTTAATGGATTAACAACAATCAACGTATCAATTAACTTGACACAGACACCAACAATTGGTGCATTGATAACAGCTTTGAATGTACAACTTGGTTCTACAGCAAGTGCAGCTCTAAATGTTACTGGTACTGCTATTGTAATTACTTCGTCAACACTAACACCAACATCAAGTATCTCTATTGTAGATACAAATCTATTTGCACAACTACCATCGTATAATTCACTTGGCACACCAGTTGCAGGAACAGGTAGTTGGACTAGCGAAGTGTTTGTTTCATCAACAACAGATCCTTCGCTAATTTCAGCAGATGGTGTTGTTGCTGGAACGTTGTGGTATAATCCAACAACAGAGATGTTATCGGTTCGTAATATTACGAATACAGCATGGACATCATTGACAGTATTGGTATGGCCAACAGATCCAACAGATGTTACAACATGCGAGTTGTGGTTTGATTCAAATACAGATATTTTATACATCTGGAATATATTAAATCAGACATGGGATGTTGCAACACCATTTTATAATCAAGTAATTGATCCATTTCTTGGAGTTACATTTCCAACTGGAACATTATGGTATAATCCAACAACTGGCTTACTTTATGTTTGGAATGGTAGTAGCTGGACAGAAGTAACATACATTAACTACCCAACACCTCCTTCGGTTCCTACATGCCCATCATATTGGTATGATACTACTACGATGGTTCTTTCTATATGGAATGGTGTAACTTGGAGTCAAGTTTCAAACGTTGTAACACAAACAACAGCTCCAGTAACTCCTACAACAGGTCAGTACTGGTTAAATCCAACAACTCAAATTCTTTCTGTATGGAATGGTACAGCATGGGTAACTGCTCCTAACTTAACTGTCGAATCAACAGCTCCAACTGGAACACCATCCAATGCAACTATCTGGTACAATCCAACTACAGCAACATGGTCTATTTGGTGCGAGCCAATTCCAGGACAGTGGAATGTATTCAATCCTACAATTTCAACTAGCAATCCTGGTTCACTTGCAGTAGGTACATTCTGGTTTGACACAACTAACGATACACTTTATCAGTGGGACGGAACAATGTGGGTTGAAGTTCCATTTGGAACAACTGCACCTTCAATAAAGCGTGGACAAACTTGGTACAACACAAGCAATAACAAATTATATCGTTGGAATGGTACAGAGTGGATTCTTATCCGACCATGTGCTTATGCAAGATTTGATCCACAAGGAAACATCGTATTTGAAACAACAGGAACAGGTAGTAACCATGTTATTATGATTCCAGTTCCAAATGGTGTTCCATACATGGCAAGTGGTGTTGTTACATACGGAACAGGTGCTGCTGATTACATCAACGACAGCAACAGTCCATATAATAATTATCCACTAGGTGGTATTGGTAACGTTGGATTCTCACCATTTGATATTCCTCAAGATTTGTTTGGTGGTCTTTACTATGATGGTCTATTCACGGGACTAGATTACTTTGGTGACTTTAGCGGCTATGGTTTATATGGTGGTGCTACATATTGTGGTCCTGACTGTTGGGTAGATTATGGTGGTGAAGGTGGTGCTCGTGTTCCATATGCAGCAATACCAATTAGTCCTCAAGCATTCTTGTGGGCAAGACTAAAACCAATTGCAAACGTCTTACTACCTTATGGTGGTGTAGATGGTGTAAGTGGAACTCCAACATATAACGAACTTGGTGTTGGTACAGATGGTTCTCCAGATGAACGTCGTAATATTATGCGTATTGTTCGTAACCAGCTTGGTTATCCAACAGTAACTGTAGAACTTACAGATGCACAAATTGATGTTTGTGTACAAAATGCATTAGAAACATTCCGTCAAAGAAGTTCTATGTCTGTTTATAGAACATGCTTCTTCTTAGACATCCAACCATTTAATCAACACTATGTACTATCTAACAAGGCTGTTGGTTTCAATAAGGTAGTTGATGTTATGGCAGGATACAGATTCACATCTGCATTCTTGTCGTCAGCGATGGGTGCAGGTGTTTATGGACAGGTTGTTCTTCAGCATTTGTATAACATGGGAACGTTTGACTTGCTAAGTTACCATATCGTATCTCAGTATGTTGAGCAGTTGGAAATCATGTTTGCAACTCGTTTGACTTTCGTATGGGATGCAAATACAAGAAAATTATCATTTCATCAATCATTCACACGTCCAGAAAGAATTTTGCTTGATGTAACTTTAGAAAAGACTGAACAAGAAATTTTCTTAGATAGATATGCAAAGCGTTGGATTCAGCAGTTCGCTCTTGCAGAAGCAATGGATATTTTAGCACAGATTCGTGGTAAATACGCTTCATTGCCAGGTGCAAGTGGTAACGTAACATTGAACGCATTGGATTTGAGAACACAGGCTAAGGATATTCGTGATATGTTGTATACGGAGTTGGACGACAACATCGTACAAGATGTTGAATCGTATGGCGCATATGGGTCTTTCACAATGGGGTAATGTATTCAATGCTCCGTTGAGCATAAATACATCATGAATGGTAAAAGACAAACTCGTGATACACTTATAGCGTTTATTCAAGAACATTTATCGAATGAACAACTTGATTGTTCTGAAGTTGTCTATAAAGACAGACATACTAATGTAACATTGTGCTGTCCAACACATGGTAAATTCTCAAAATTACCCAACGAAATATTCAATAGAAAATCTGGATGTCCTCGTTGTGGAATAATAAAACGAAACAACAAGAACCTTTTAGACACGGCAGATTTTATTTCTAACGCTAAACTAATTCATGGAAACAAATATAACTATGAAACCACAATCTATCGTCACAGTCAAAAGAAGCTGACAATTGTATGTCCAGAACATGGACCATTTCAACAAACTCCAACTAATCATACACAAGGACAAGGTTGCCCTTTATGTTATAAGCAAAGCAAAAAAGGAACTGGTGGTGGATATTCTTTTTCATATTTTGAGTGCAATCCCAAAAAAGCCATTCAACCAGCAATGTTATATGTTATACATATGACTTGTGAAACAGATAACTTTATCAAAGTTGGAATTACAAAACGTAAAATACATAAACGATTTAGTAGAAAAGGCGAAGGTCAAAAATATATTAGTCGTGAAGTACTGCATACAAAATACATGTCCCTGTTAGATGCATTCACATTAGAGCAAACCATTCTCAAAGATTTAAAAGACCAACAATACTGGCCTAATTATGTGTTTGATGGTAGAACTGAATGTTTAAAGAACACACCTGCGGTTCTAGACAGGATTAAACAACTCATACAATAGTCAATAATCCAGTAAATACTAAATCAACCATTGAGTTAAGGATTAAGTATGAAACTATTTGAAATAACTGGACAACCAATAAAATTATTCATGCCACCTGAAGTGGATGAAGCTTTTATGGATTGGACTAACGATCGTATTGCTGATATGCCAGAAGAAATTCCTCCTGATGCTGTTCGTAAGTATTTGCTTTACACAGATCCATCTCAAGATTATCGTGGCATGCAAGGACAAAAATTTGTTGATCCTGAATCAGAGGATGCTGAAGAAAAACGAAAGCAATGGGATATCGGATATGAAAACTCTCCCGAAACGGCAATTTTATATACACCAACTGGAAAAGTTTATACAGAAGACTTGTTAAATATTTCTGATTCAAATTTTGCTTTAATCAAATGTACGGTTAAACAGATGGATTCTTGGATGAAACGTTGTAAACCATTTGTTGGTCCAAGATCAGCACACTAATGAAGCTATTCAATATTAAACTTCTTGAAATGATTTGCCCAATTTGTGGTTTACATGTCTGCAAGTGTGATAGCGAACAAGAAGAAGTTGAGTACAAAGGAAAAAAAATCACAATTGGAAAGCATGATGATAAAACAGATCATCATTTTGATCCACATGAGCTTGGAATGGGAATTGAAGATGAAATGGAACACACAGATGATGAAAAAACAGCAAAGTGTATTGCTAAAGATCATCTAAGTCAGATTCCAGATTATTATTCAAAACTACGAAGAATGAATATGCAGCGCGGCGAATCACCAAAGACGTTTAAGGAATGGATCAATGTCAAGTAACCCTAATTGTACACCACAACCAGGAACAACTACTTGTACGAGTACAACTGGTCCTGACTTTTCAACAAAGCTTGGAAACACAGCTCCTACGAATCCAGAGGCACCATTACCAAATGGGTATGTTCCATTTCGTCCGGGGCTATCTTTAGATTGTCCTCCAACAACGATTGACCTATCTTCGTATGCATATCAGCTAACCCAAAATAACGATGCTTGCGTACAAGATTCAATCCTTGCTGAATCCATTAATATTGGTGGTGCAGACGTGTGGGTATACAAACTCCTAGGTGTACACGAACAATGTAGGTTGGTTGATGCAACTGGACATGGACAACCGCTTTCAGGCGGGGATGCACCGGGATATCCAGCTATAAACGCGTTCGAGTCGTATGTATCGGAGTGGCGTTCTATTCAAACAGGGTCAGCAGTAATTTCATCTGCTTACATAGGGTACGATTTTGGTGATATTAAGACCCTCAACCAGACACGAAGAATGTATGGCATCGATACCGCTATCCATAAGCACATCACAGCATTCGCTATCAAACAGGATGCAAATGCTGCTAATCGTGCAACACAAGTTCGTCTTGAGTACTCAAACGATAATTGCAAGTGGTATGGAGCAGGATTGGCAACATTACCAGATGATGATTGTCTAAACATAATATTGATGAAGAGATCAGCTCCTGCAAGATATTGGAGATTGCGTCCAACAGCATTCAATAGTAGTGGTTCTTCATCAGGTACGTGTGGTGTAGTAACAACTACAAGTGGTGGAACTGGACTTGTTCCACCATCAGGCTACTGGGGTGTTCAAGCATTGCAGCTTTACCACAACTATGAAGCAACAGATATTAATAATATTCAAGATAAAATCTTGATGGAAAATCGAGATCGCGAATATGCTGCTGAACCCGTTTTGATGAAGGGCTATTACGATCTTGTTCAAGTTCAAACAGAATTGTCACGTTTTGGTATTGAATTACCATCATTGATCTATAATCTTTCAATTAGTTTTACGTCATGTGTAGCAATTTTGGGTCGTCCATTAGTTATTGGTGACATCATTCAGTTACCAAGTGAAACACAATATTCAGCAACAATGAGACCACTGCTTAAGTGGGTTGAAGTAACTGATGTGACGTGGGATCCAAGCGGATACTCTCCATCATGGATTCCTTTACTACTTTACGTTACATGTCAGCCAGCATACGCATCAGAAGAAACACAAGACATCTTTGGTGATCTTGCTGAGGAGCCAGTAACAGGTGGACTTGGTCTACAGACTCAAGGTAATGGACGTAATCCTAACTTCCAAGACTTCTCGGACATTGCTACATTCATTAAGACTGCAGCGTTGGATAATGTTCCAGAAAATGGTCGAGAGACATCTGGATACATTTACGAATTTACCGAACAGGATATTGCAAATGCTAAGGCTCAGGGTGTTCCAGCTCATGTATTAACAAAGATGGGATTGAATCCAAGAGCGAAGTATGGCGAAGATGGTATGCCACCTAATCAGCTGCCATTTACAGAAGGACCAGCATTCCCTCCAACTCCTACACCAGATCAGTATCATAGATTAACATATCCTGGTGATCAAGGTATTCCTACAAGTTTGTATAGATACTCTCAGGCGAAGTTGCAATGGATCTATTTGGAATCAGATTTGAGATCAATTGAGAATCCAAGAAAGCCAATATTGCAAGAGTTCATTAAATCACCAACACGACGCAATGAGAATGCAATATTGAAGCACGAAATTCCATATTGTGAAGATGGATTAGAACCATTTCCACCAGGACCACAGGGAACATTTCCTGCATATCCACCACCAGAAGACAACGAATACTCACAATTATCATCAACACCAGGTACATCATAATGGCAGAACCAGTTCAAACATCGCCTGATACAGTTACACCATGTGACACAGGTAACTATTATTACAATCGTCAGTTAAAGCGTTACATAACGCAGTTCACAGCTATCTTTTCAGAAATGCAAGTTAGTGTAGGTGTTAGTAGTACACAAGATACACGTTTGATAAAAGTTCCTGTCATCTACGGATCACGCGACCGTGTTGTTGCTTGGATTAAAGGTGAACAAACTCAGAATAAACCATTGCGTCTACCAGCAATGAGTACTTACCT